TGTTGATGGTTTCCAGCCAATGATCTCAGCCATTTGTATATCCTTATGTTGTCGTCACAGTGACCGACCCAACAGATCCAAGGGCCGAGGACCCACGTACATGTGGCGTGTTCAACTCAGAAACCTTCAAGAACCCACCGTGGTTAAACACGGTTCCTGGTTCTAGGTTATAGTCGTCAGTCTGTAGGTTCGTAAATACCGTAAACGTATTTCGTCCTTCACCAGGGTTACGTGCCTGTTCTAGGTAAACAGAGAACGCACGGATAACTTCATTGAAGTATCTCTGGTCGTACTCCGATGGAGGGATTGGAAAATACGGTGCTGGTACAAGACGGTTGGTCATTATCGCCTACCGTCAGGTCTAAGATCAATGCGAGGAGAACCTAGTCTCCAGCCCATTTGTGTCTCTGTGGATTCTACCCTGAGAGCCAAAGACCTGCCGCGCAATCTAACAAAGACCTGGTTGGTGAACTGCTCAACGGGAGAAGATGCAGTCTTTGTCACCGTCTCATCGTCTTCCTGCAGATAATTTCCACCTGGGAAGTTGCGAGCTTTCATGGTGAAAGTAGCAGAGGGCGTCGAGGCGGTCGAGTTCCGGAAAGTGATGTCAGGAATCAACCTACGAACAAAGCTAAATTGATCGCCTTCCCCAATATCAAATTGGCTAGACTCAATGTAGGCAGTAATACCCGAGGATGGTGACGTGCTTCCGTCATCAAAACCATTTTCATGGGTATACAGATATCCATCCAGACCGGCTGCGATCGGATTATCGGACAAGCCACGATCAACCCAAGCTGAACGAGACAGGCTACCGTAGTACCAGATGTTCTGCTGGTAGTTGTAAACTACATAACGGTCGATGTTGTCCGAGCTTGCTGATGGATACCACCACCAGATTTCGGAGAAAGCAGAGTTAGTAGAAGCAAAGACTTTTTCAGCCTGCTGCTGATTGAAGTCAGAGAATACATAATCACGAACTGTGCAAGGTAGTTTTTGCACAGCACCCGTATATGCATAGAACTCATTTTGACCCATCCAGAAAACATTGTCTTCAATGGCAACGGCGCAGTTCGGGCTGATGGTTGTGATGTTTTCAGAGATCATGTTGATCCCGAAAGTGAACGGCGGGCCTAGGTACTGCATCGCATGCAGGGACAAATCTGTGAACACCAAGATTTGTTGTCGTGTCTCAATGGCTGTGACAATCCGAGAACCAGAACCAACTAACAAATCACCTGCAGTGTTTGTTGCGGTAGGAGTCCAATCAGCTGCGTTTTCTTGATCCGAAAAACGAATTAATAGTGAGTCTTGTGTCGAACTGCCAACTGGGTTTGCGCCAAAAGCAATAACATGACGATCAACATCAGACACGATAACCTTTGTAGCAACCACAGGGGCATCACTTGCACCTGACAAATCACTCAGGGCAATCGCTCTCTGGTTCAGTCCCAGAGAAGAATCCCAGTAGTAAACACCACCGTTCATAACGTTAATGATCAGATCTTCACCAAAGTTGTCATGCGCCCAGAGACGAAGAGTGTCAGACTGCACATTTAGGGATGCGCCAGAACCCCAGGTTCCACGACCCCAAGTGCCCGCACCCCAACCGTTCCCGAATACGGCTGTATCAAGACCAACGTTTATCTGATAAGTGCCGACGACACTTCCGCCACCATTGCCTGTGTCTGACGAATTTGCGACCACGGGAGTTGGAGTGTATTCACCGTCTACAGTGATTGAGGACACCGTTGCAACTGTGCGAGCGATAATGGTGTAGCTGTCCGCATCAACGATGCTTTCGATGCGATATTCTTGGTTAAGAACATCTGCAGTGATGGTGCCTCCAAGAGAGACGGCTCCGCTAAACGTAACGAAGTCTCCCTCAACAGCCTCATGACCAACATCGGAAACAGTAATCGTGGACAGGCCATCTGTGGCGCTGAACGTCACATCCCCAGCGGACGTTGTTTCACGGATAGGGGTTATGTCGTAGTAGCCCTCACCCTCTTCAATGTAATACTTCACGCTGGTGCCGAGGCCAGTGTAGTTGTTTAAAGAAATTGTGCGCCATTGGTGAATTGCACGACAAGACCCAAGAAAAGAGGATGAACCAAGCTTAGTCCATCCTCCAATCTTTTCAGGGAAACCTTCCCGAAAACGTATTTTATCACAATCAAACCATCCGCCCTCGTTGGTGTACGAGGTCGTTTCCCGGTTAATCCCGGGGCGGAACTGTAATTTGCTTAGTGGCACTTATCATACTCCCGCTTCAAGAGCCTCAACTCGCGCCTTTAGTTCTTGAATGGCTTTAACCAGTATTGGGATCAAAGCAGTTTCTTTCAGCTTCCACAGGTCATCCTGCTCACGATCCACGATGATATCGTCAGTAAACCCTACAGCCTCAATCGCCTGCTGCACCTCTTGCGCTAGGAAACCGGCAAACGGTTGGTCTTCCTTGTGCGTCCCGTCAGGTGTCGGGCGGTCAATGATATTGCCGTTTTCGTCTTTGACAAAATACTTAGACCGCTTGTCCCATTTGAACGTGACTGGGTTTAACTGGCCAATAAGATCAAGGCCGTGTGTGATTGGCGTCACATCCGTCTTGTCTCGCGCGTCAGATGTAACCGTCCACGCAACTTGAATATAGGCGTTGGTTGTGCTGCTATTACCAAGAACAATGCGGTCACTCTGTGTTGTAATGTTGAACGGAGACAACGCAGTTCCGGCGCTAGTCCCTACGCAAACATTACTAGAGCCTGTCTCTATGCCAAGGCCTGCGAAGTAGCCAATGGCGACGTTTCCTTGACCAGAAAAAGAACTGTCTGATAAGGATGCGTATCCAATGCCTACGTTCTGCGACCCGGTTGCAGACGCCAAAGTTGCATACCCGACGCCAATATTTTCCGCTGCGCTTGTGCCTGCGTTAGCCATTGAGCTAGAGCCTATGGCAGTATTATGGGTTCCAGTTGTGACAGTGCTTAAAGCCCCAGACCCTAAAGCAGTGTTATTAAGCCCGCTTGTAATCGCATCACCAGCATTAAAGCCTACAAGCACACAGTTAGCTGCAGATGTTATAGCTGCACCAGCATTGGCGCCTACAAGCACACAGTTCCCCGCAGATGTTATAGCTGCACCTGCGGAAGCGCCAAAAACAACGTTAGACGAAGTCCCACCATTGCCACGACCGATAGTGTGTCCATGAATTACGCCATCCTGAGAGGCACTGTCCTGCAAAAGCTTACCAGTAGTGCCGTCAAACAGGGCAATGCCGTTGTCAGTAGCCGAAGCAGGACCAACGACATCTCCAACCGAACTCACGGTAGTGAACGACAATGTGCCAGAACCGTTCGTTTGCAAAACCTGACCAGTAGTTCCATCACTTGTCGGCAGTGTGAACGCAGTGACAAAAGACTGCAGGTTGGAGTCATAAGCTAAAACAGTAGACCCAATGTCTGATGTTTTGACGAACGGGAAGGTGGAGGTAACATCAACAACTGCGGCCCCGGCCCCTGCACCGTCAGCATAAACAATAGCACTTTTGCCATCCGCCACCGTGACGTTGCCGCCCGAGCCTTGCGTTAGAACTACGCTTTCGCCAGAATTGTTTTTAACCACATACAGTTTGTTTTGGTCGTTTGGACTAATCGTCACCGTGTTGGTGCCGCTAGGTGTCCCACCGAATACAAGAACCGCATATTGCCCGTCAGACAACGTGCCATCAGAAGTGGTCAGAGTGTGTGTTGTACCGCTCAAGGTGATTGCGCCTACACCGTTGGTGAGGCGGTCAATAATCTGAAGGTTGGTATTTGTAGTACTGCCCCAGGTTCCTGACTGCTCACCTGTGGCGATGAGTTCAATACCAGTGTTCGTTGTGTATGTACTAGCCATGAGACACCTTATGCTGCAATTTCAGTCCAGATACTTCCGGGGTTTGGTTGAATCTCAGTATAACTCGTTCCGGGGTTTGGTTGAATCTCAGTATAACTCGTTCCGGGGTTTGGAACAATCCTTCCCCAAACAATCACAGGCCCGACTGTTCCCGTGGCAGAAACGCCAGTCAAGGTGACGTTGGCTGTGCCTGTCACTGTAACAGAGCCAACAGAACCTGTAGCAGAAACACCTGTGACCAGAGCAGTGATGTTAATCTTTACTGTAACAGCGCCAACAGAGGCAGAACCAGCCACCCCAGAAAGATCAACGATTGCGTTCGCCGAGACACCCACGGCGCCGACAGAACCAGTGGCAGATAGGCCAGTCTGTGGAACGACGGCATCGCCAGTTGCTGTTACGCTTCCAACTTGGCCAGTGGCGGATAGGCCAGTCACGGTGACTGCCGCGCCACCGATTGCTGTTACGCTTCCAACTTGGCCAGTGGCGCTTACCCCCGCCACAGAAACTGGGGTGAGCAAACTTACCGTGACACTGCCGGTTGAACCTGTAGCTAGAAGCCCAGTCTGTGGAACGACGGCATCGCCCGTGACCACAAGAATGCCGACGCCGCCAACGGCGGAAACCCCGGTTACATTGACTACAGCGTTGTTGGACGCAGCCCCACCATCATCGGCAAGAGGCGCTGATGCTAGAGGGTTGAAGCCAAGCATTTATTCACTCACTCATGGCTTTGTCGGCCAGACGACCGCGTTGGGGAAACCTTCTTGCCCTGTTATATCACGAAGCGCCTGACGATACACTTCCCATTCTGCCGGGACTGGCGTTCCTTTCTCGCTGTGAAACACAACGATCCAATCAGTTTCGGCAAGCAGTCGGTCTCGATGCCGCCTTACGTTGATGGATGCTTGATTCCCCTCAAGGGGGACTTCGATCCACTTCTGCTTCCAAACGCCGTCAACATTTTCAACAGTGTTCGCAAGCATGTGCGTTTTGTTGTCGAAACTCGGAGCAACCGTTGTCTCAACGCGGTAGACGCCATACGCCGCCAGCGTACTATCCGAAGTTGGCTCGGGAAAGCTGACGTTTGCGTTTTCACGGCGCATCTCACTAAGAGCGTATGGGTATTTGCTCGGACTGCCGTTTGTGACTTTGACGAACATGTTGCCCTCCAATTTAGGTTAAGCTGTAAGCCCATACGGCTCTTCCAGTAGATCCAATTATGTACATCACTTTACCGTCGGGTTTGAAGAAAACGCCCTGCGGATTTTTGTCTTGAACAACAGTGTTAAACGACTGCACGTACGACGCAGTTGATACATCCCAAGCAATGGATAGGTTGTACTCGTATGCGGCGGGCCCAGAATTGCCGGTGATGTACATTTTAAAACCGTCTGGTTTGAAGAAAACGCCGAGCGGAGTGGTGTCTTGAGCAACAGTGCTAAACGACTGCACGAACGATGTAGTAGAAACGTCCCAAGCCGTAGATAAATCGTATTCGTATACGGCGTCTCCAGAAAGGCCGATGAAGTACATTTTAAGACCGTCGGCTCTGAAGAAAATGCCATGCGGAACGGTGTCTTGAGCAGCAATGCTGAACGACTGCAGAAACGACGCAGTGGAAACGTCCCAAGCCGTGGATAGGTTGTACTCGTATACGGCGTCTCCAACAACTCCGCTGACGTACATTTTAAGACCGTCCGACTTGAAGAAAACGCCCCTCGGAGCGATGTCTTGAGCAGCAACGCTGAACGACTGCAGGAACGACGCAGTGGAAACATCCCAAGCAGTGGATAGGTTGTACTCGTTTACGTCGTCTCCAGAACTGCCAATGACGTACATTTTAAGGCCGTCAGGCTTGAAGAAAACGCTGTGCGGAGAGGTTTCTTGAGCAGCAACGCTAAAGTAAGAATTAGCGGGGGCAATCCACGCCGCAGTGGAAACGTCCCAAGCAGTGGATAGGTCGTATTCGTATACGGCGTCTCCAGTAGACCCAATGACGTACATCTTAAGGCCGTCGGGTTTGAAGAAAAGGCCGAGCGGAGCGGTGTCTTGAGCAACAACGCTAAAGCTCTGCAGGTACGAGTTTGAGGCGGTGTTCCAAGCAATGGATAGGTCGTATTCGTATACGGCGTCTCCAGAAGCTCCGCTGACGTACGTTTTAAGACCGTCAGGTTTGAAGAAAACGCCGGTCGGAGAAACGTCTTGAGGAGCAACGTACATGCTCCTCGAGAACGACGCCGTGGAAATGTTCCAAGCAGTGGATAGGTCGTACTCGTATACGTAGCCTCCAGAACTGCCAACGACGTACATCTTAAGGCCGTCGGGTTTGAAGAAAAGGCCGAACGGAGCGGTGTCTTGACCTCCAATATAGAAGTTCTGCACGTACGACGCAGTTGATACATCCCAAGCAGTGGATAGGTTGTACTCGTTTACGTCGTCTCCATTATACCCAACGACGTACATCTTAAGGCCGTCGGGTTTGAAGAAAACGCCGGTCGGATTGGTTTCTTGAGCAGCAACGCTAAAGTTCTGCAAGTACGACGCAGTTGATACATCCCAAGCGGTGGATAGGTCGTATTCGTATACGGCGTCTCCATTAGACCCAATGACGTACATCTTAAGGCCGTCGGGTTTGAAGAAAACGCCCTCCGGAGTGAGTTCTTGAGTCCCAACATAAAACTTGCCGTAAGGTGGGATGCTTGGGTTGTCTAACGTCCAAGCAGTGCCCGTAAAGCCGCCCACAGGTAGCAAGTCTCTGCTGTTTGTCATGCTCCATCTCCAGCCAGCGCGCCGTACAGAGTAGACGCAACCTTCCATAAAACAATTACGGTGTAGGCTGACGTAGACAGTGTGGGCGCATTAGCTCCGTTGTTCACCCAGATTATTGTCGGCCAAGTCACAGTGTAATCGGTTCCGTCATCAATCATCAGCGTGATCGACTGCCCAGAACTAAATCCATCCGAATAAGTTGTGTTCCCAGTCAGCGTGTGCAACTGGATAGAACCATTGTCTGGTTCTAGCGTAACAGAAGTCCCGCTGATGTTGTAAATCTCTTCGACGATAGTTCCATCCAGCGTTGGGGAGCTGAGCGTTTTGTTCGTCAACGTGTCCGCGCTTGTCGGAGTAACCGCGCCAGATGGAGGAAGCAGACTAGAAAGGTTTGCCATGTCGTAACTCCTAGACAGTTATCTCGGGACTAAACAGCCACATGTTTACGTTGGGATAGTTAGGGGTGCTGGTCTCGGTGTACAAATAGAACGACCCGCTTTGCGCTCCAGAAGGGCCAGTGGCGCCTGAAGGCGTTGAGCCACCATTCCTGTTCCATCTCGATTGAGAGGCTCCAATAGTCGTCAGCGGAGCTATGGCAAAGGAAAGCGCGGTGGACGAAGATGCCGTGTTCGTCGTGGAGGTCAAGAAACCATCTGTACCGGTGTCAAAGTTGTATGTCGTTCCCTGTATTGTAACAGTATCAACCGCGTAATCCCCAGTAAAACTTGTCCCGCTCACATAGTGCCAAGCAATCCTAAAGGTTCCAGAAACACCCACAGAAGTTGGCGTCCTCAAAAACCATGTTTGGACACCTAGATTCCCCGAGGCGCTGTAAATGGCGCTGCCTTGTATGACACCAGATGTGTCTACGACATAAACATCTATCGTCCCAATAGTTGCCCCATACCTGCTCTCGTAGAACGTCATGGACAACGGCACGACTGGTGCGCCGTAGCTTCCGCCAACCATTGATTGCATTACGCCGGTCATTACGAAACGCTGCCTGTAATCACACAAACAGTTCCGCTAATGAAAAGGATGTTTGCCACACCCCTTGTTGCCAGCGTAACAGAAGCCACATCCGTATCAGTGCCAGAAATGTAAGCTGTAGTGATTGTGCAGGTGATTGTTATGTCGCCAGTGGTGTTGTTGAAGATAACAATGGCGTCACCCTCGCTGAACGTCGCATCGGGAATTGTAATGCTGCCGCCCGTGCCAACTTGGACGTACTTTCCAACATCTGACGTCGTTAAGGTGTACGACCCGGTTTTTGTCCCTACTGGCGGGATAGTAAGAAAACCAATGTCATTAGTTCCATCAACAGTAATAGTGTTGCTGGCACCGCTGATTGTCTTGTTCGTCAGCGTGTCAGTGCTGCTTGCCGTGAAAATCGCACCCGACACACCGGCTTGAGAATACACCTGCCATGTCGTCCCACTATATGTGAACGTCAAGCTAATGTTGCCAATGTCGCAAACGACATCCTCGGACAAACCTTCAATCGTTGAGCCGTTCCGAGCCACTGTCAGGTTGTTGGATGACCAATCATCCGCGTCGGCCACAAACACGGTGTCGCCAGTTGCTGGACTTGCTGGAAGGGTGATCGTAAACGCCCCGCCAGAAGTATCCGCGAGAATTAGATCACCTGCGACAGCCGTGTAGTTTGCAGTTTTGACAACATACTCGGTCAAAACATCCTCTGCAGTCGCAGAGATAAAGACCAATGCAGAACCGGACAGGTTAAGCGCCGCGTCAGCATTACTGCTTTCAGAGACAGTGCGAGTGAGAGTAGTGCCAGACGCCGTGTAGGTGCCTGTGCCAATTTCCCAGTTGCTGCCGTCCTCGATGACGTAGCGAACTATTTGCCCGTCGGTAACGCCCGCATCCGCAAACGTCTGATACCCATCCTCCGCTGAACCAAGTGTGATTGTCCCCGTGCCAGTAGTGGCCGTGGCTACTTTTGCGCGATTAACGAGGACAACCATGGTTTACGCAATCCTGATGATGGCGTTCGAAGCATCCGCAGTTGGGAACACAATCTGGAAGTCACCAGCCGTCGCGGTTTTGTCCGATCCAAAGTCTAGAACAACAACAGTGTCAGTGGTGCTCGAACCACCACCTGTAGTAGTGTTGTAGATCAACGCACCTCGCGCCGTGATCGTTGCAGAAGTAAATGTCAAATCTGCAAAATCTGTAAACGCTGTTGTGCCAGACGTTGTTGGTGTGACATTGGTCAGCGTGCCGCCACCAGCTGCATACGAACCCGAGTCACCAACTTCGTTGGTCGCAGTGTAGTCCGTAGTCGCTGCCGTGAAGGAAGCACTGTTAGTGTACAGAGCCAACTTGAATGTATGGCCAGTACTGTTAGTAAAGTCGTGCTTGGCTTGAAGCAGTTGCTGCTTAAAGCTCGTGCACATAAAGTTGCCGGTGAACGCCATGGTTAGAGTCTCCTTATCACGTCAGCCAGTTCAGGGTGTCCTGCATCCTGAAGCGCATTATACACAGTTGTGCGGTCGCTGCGAACTGCTTGTTTTAAATACGACTCAACCACTTTAGCTATTTGGCTTTGAAAAGCATGTGCCTGCTCTCGCAAAGCAGGATGAGCAGTATCCGAAACGGAAACAATCCGTTGCGCTGCTTGTTCTGCAAGCTCCTCTGGCGTGAAGCCGCGGCCACTTGTTGTCCGAACACCCACTACTGGAGTGTCTTTGGGTATGTCAAATAAGCCTACGTTCATTGTTTCGGCCTAATCACCTTACCACGACGGTACTCGTCCGTCACCTCTTTAGCTTCGCCCAGCTGCTTGAGACCAGAGATAGATTCCTGGAGGCGTTGGACATACATCTGGGTAACGTCTTGTTCGCCCTTCATAAATATCGTTGCCTCAATCAAGGCACCGTACAGCATAGCCATCTCAGCGTTGATGCTTAGCCAAGTCGTGTCACCATCCGCACCAGACGTCAAGCTGTTCGGTCGGTAGAAATAATGAAGCTCAGCCGTATATGCGGCATCAGGAGTAGCCGCCAGAATGAAGTTCTCGTTATCAAACTGAGCAAAGTATTTTGGAGCTCCGGTCGTAGTCGCATCCGGTGTGTACTCTTGGATGAAGCTCGGATCTTTAAACTCCAAGAAGAACTTATCACCATCCGGACCCGCTAGGCTCAAAGAAAACGGCGCCAAGAAGTCGCTCGGACAAGCCAGGTATTTGTTGCCTATTGTCGTAGATGCAGTGGCGTTTTTGCGGAACAAACTAAGTTGAACCTGCTTTAGAATCCGCTCCTCTGCCATTCGAATAAACAACGGAATATTGTTCACGAAGGTGGTCTCCGTGTTTTCCGTATAATCCTGAATAGCCTGTTTTAGTTGTCCGTACGTAAAGCTCATGTTGTCACCACCGTAACTTGCCCCGTACTACCTACCATACGAGGACGAACAAGGCGAGGATCCTCTACTGTCGGCACTCCAACATACACCTGAAGAGCCTCTGGCTGATCAGGACGAGGATCTTTCAAGGCCTGTGGATCTGGCCCTGGACGAGGAGGGTAAAGCTGGGGGTGCTTAGGTTCGTATTCATCAGGACCAACAAGTGCGCCTGTCCACTCCTTCTTCATATCCCGAAGACGGTAGCGGCGACCTGAACGATCAGAGATACCCCAAGCATTTTTGCCAGATGCGAATGCCATCAGACCCTCAGATAACGAATGCTCGGCGTCAAAGTCAGAGGCACCTTGGCCTCGTCCTCATTTGCCGCGCGTTGAAACTCTTCCTCGTAGATCGACTTCATCATCTGCACACGATCAGGCGCACGCTTAACTGCGAGATAATATGCTAGACCCGCGACCATGCAGGGGTAAAAACGGAAGGGGATGCCCGTTGTGTTTGTAAGAGTATCTACGTCCTCGATGCGACGAACGTAGTAATACACCAGTTGGTCAGTGGAGTTCTCAGGCGTCTGCCACAAGTTGATGACCGGAGCGATCTGGCGATCGAAATAAAACTGCGAAGGACGACCCTGGTCCGTTTTATTCGGGAAGTTCAAATAGTCCGAACGGCTGATCCGATCCATCTCGTAGTCAGTCCCGCTGCGGCGCAGAACCATGTCTAGAATATCTACGACATCCTCTGCCAGAGTATACTGCGCTGTGCCTTGCGTCACGGTCGTCGTACCTTGGGCCACGGTCCACAGGTTCAAGCCACGGTTAGCCCATTCAGCAAACATCAAGTTCATCGAGCGACGAGCCGTCTTGGCATCGTAACCCGTCCGCATCTCTAAACCAATGCGCTCGTATGCCTCTTCAATCGCTTCCGCGACGTCGAGGTTGAAGTCTCGTGAACCTGACGTTGTCATTTCGTTTTCCTCTTAGCGGCGGAAACCCGACGCGGCTTACCAGCAGGCTGGCCCAGGCTTTTCTTCTCAGCGATCTTCTTCTTTTTCTCAGAAGAAGACATCTCACCCGCAGTCTTAGGTGTCTTAGCAGTAACCCGTTTTGTCGGACGGCAGTAAGGTGTTCCTCTCTTCTCGCCCTCTTGGCGACCACAGGGCTTTCCTGTGCGAACGTCCTTCCAGTTTTCCTTAAACCAGCGTTTTAGGGCAGCACCTTTCTCGGTCTTGCGAACAGCCATCAGAACGTCCTCGCTTTTACGATTCCGCCCTTTGCCTTTTTCTGGGTTTTATTACCCCAGTTCTTCGCACCAACCTTGCGGCATTTAGCAATGGCTCCGCTTGCATAAGCAGAGGGGAAGACCTTGTAACGGGCCTTAACCTTTTTATAGCAAGCGTCTTTTGCCATTACTTCATCTTGCCCATAGCCATCTGTTTGCGGGGGCTGCACATGGACTGGTCCACGCTGCCGCCACGAGCCATCTTGACCTTACCGCCCTTTTTGTAGCCGGCCTTAACTTTGCCGCCCATCTTCATGCCTTTGGATTTGCAACCAGCCATCGGAACCTCCGTTATTTGCTTAGCCATATTACCACGCATCATTGCCATTGTCTTCACCACAAAGCTTTGGTTGCGAAGAAGGCCGTGATCGCGAGAAGCGTAAGCGCGATCTGCCCGTAGAAGGCCATCGTGCCATGATACACTCGACTGTCCAACTTCTCGATAGCGTTGGCCAGTCTCAGCATGTCCTTCTCCATGTGAGAAAGATGATTATTTTCAAGACGATCCAATACGGCCTCAATCCTTACGAGGCGTTTGTCGATGTCATGAACATCTTTCTCAAGGTTATCCATTTTGTCACCAGTTATCCGTTTGTTGGTAAAGGAGGAGGAACGTAAACAGACTTTGTGTTCCTTCTGTTTTTAGGCTGATCCCAACGAGGGATCCAACGACAGTTGTCCTTTTGATATCCCAAGTTGTTGTCTATTCTATCAAGAGAGTAACCTGGAAGAGGCATCTCTCCCATGTCTTTTAAAAACCCTTCGAACTGCATCCACTTTTCGTCTACAGTTATTCCACGGCCACCATAAAGATGATAGTACTTATGGTTCTGGTTCAAACAACGATCTTTCATGCTGCGCCAAGAAATGTACGTCGGCGTGCCGTACATCCCATGCTTTGTTGAAGCCTCACGCAAACGCGCAGATGAGCTGCATGGTCTGCAAACCCACTGACGTCCAGCTTTCTTGAGCCTGTTATGAACGTCTATGCGGACTTTTTTAGATAATCCACACATCTCACACGAGTGCTCCAAGTAATTCCATTTGTACATTGTGGTATCCTACGTAATTGGCGATCACCATACCAATTACTGCAATACTCCACATCTTGCAAGACCAATACTTGGCCGACAGTTTATCCAACTTGCCCTTATCACAACCATGACGCGCACGGAATGACTTCCGGCGTTCTGGGTTGGATTTCTTGATCGTCATGTTGGCATCGCCAAAACGAACGATCTTCTCCTTGCCATTGGCACAGGCTTTTACAACGGACTTCTTGCCCCCCGAAACTTGGCGCTTGGGTTTGTTGCAGGCCATCTTGGACTTATCGATCTTAGGCATTAGAGTGGCCCCATACTTTGAATGTAAACAAATTCCATTGACGCCGAAACATTAAAGCTAACAGATCCAGAGGAAGAAAACGCTCTCATTTCTAGGTCTGTTTTTTCTGTAAACCTTAAAGGAAAAGTATAAAATTGCTCGTGTGCGCCATCTGTAAGAGTAAATCTTTCTTTTATTTGAAACACTTCCCCATAGGGTCTAGCAACAAGACTAGCATTCAGAATAGCAGGTGTCTGAGTTGATGTGCCTGTGGACAAGGACATCTTTGTAAGAA